CGGGCGTTGAGTTTCCCCTTGGCCGGGTGCTTCCTGCCCGCGAACAAGGCAAAAGGTTCCTTATCAACGGGGGCGACACAGTCCGGCGGAACCGGGGAGTGAATAAAGTCGTCGGCGCGCCCGGTCCATTCGGCTTCCCAGCCCATGTGTGCGCGGCTCATCGTCAAGAACCGCGAGGCCTGGCGGAACAGGTCAGCCTTGGCCGGTGTGCGGTGCTGCGCGTGCTGCACCCAAACGATGGGCCTGAGAGCCCCTAGGAAATTCATGGAGGCTTCGGAGAGTTTGTCGGCGCCTCCGACTACTACCCGGTCCCAGGATTCGTCTGCGGCGCTCTCAGCGGCTTCGGGCTCAATGTAGGTGACGTCAACACCGGCCGGTGCCGCCATGACCATGTAGTCCGTATTGCGCTCCGCACCTCCCGCGTACTTGCCGGGCAGTAAGGCCTCGTGCCTTTCCTCAACCCTAGGGATGTGGTGCGTCACCCAAGCGACCCTCATGGCGCGAGGAGGACGTCGAGCGCTGGCCGCCAATACTTGTCGAACACAACGTCGGCGTCATAGTTGGCGGCGAAGTCGATGGCCTGCTGGGAGCGGCCCCGGCCTCGCGCGTAGGCAGCCTCAAGGTTGTCAACGATGCTCGGCACTAGCGGCGTGAAGAACCAGCAGCCTTGAGGTGCGTCCCACGCGGGCTGCACGTCGCAGAGCCAACCGTCGCCGACGAGCTCAGGCTGCGCGGTGGCGTTAGACACGATGACCGGGGTGCCGCAAGCCTGAGCCTCAACGGCCGGGATGCCGAAGCCCTCGCCTCGGCTGGGCTGAAGCAGCACGTCGATGCCGGTGTAAATGCTGGCAAGGGCTTCCTTAGGAATACCCATCCGATAGGAGTACGAATCAGCAAAGGCGACCCGATCCATCGGCACGCCCGTCGCAGCCAGCAGCGCCCGCAAATCAAGGCCAGACATCGCCGGGCTCGGCTCGGTGTGCAAATAAAGCCAGACGTCGTCGTGCTTCTGCATAACCATCGCGGCCGCAAGGAAAGACTCAGCGAAGGACTTGCGATCCACCTGCCCCTTGTTCGCCGACACCATGCCGATAACGAACGCGTCCTCGGGGATGCCCATCCATGTGCGCGCTGGCACCTGACCGTCGCTGCCCTGGATCAACTCGGTCGGCTTAAAGACCTTGGTGTCAATGGCGTGCGGGACGTACAGCGCCTCAATGTCGTGGCGCTCAATCGCGTCAAGCCCGAACTGCGACATGGCAATCGGTGTCACGTTGGGGCGTGCCAGCCACTCGATGACTGGGGCCGGTGCGGGGAAGTGGTCGATGGGCACCCAGGAGGCGACGCGCTCCACATGATCCCAGCCGGCACCCTTGAAAACCCAGCAGTCAAACAGGGTGATGACGACGGCCTGCTGCCCAGTCGGCCGACCGAAGTCCATCGCATAGGCGGGGATGACGTCGTTGGAGTAAACGTCAAGGCCGCGGGGGTAGACCGGCAGGCCTTCCCACTCCATCGTTGAGCCCTCAAGCCCGTAGTTGGAGGCGATGGCTACTTCGTGGCCGGCGGCTTTGATTCGCCGGGTGGCTTGCTGGGTTTGCTCGCCGTAGCCCGTGGCCGTCCAGGGCGCGTTGCTGGCCCAGACAATTCTTCGTGCGCCAGGCCGACTCTCACTAATGCTTGCGCCAGATAGGGCGGCACGTTTAGCGGGATTCCCGATGCGTGAACGATTACGAGTCTTTGCTTTTGTGGCATGGGCCACCTGTTTCTCCTTTGCGCAAGGTGGAGTGAGGGGCCCCGCCCCCTGCGCAAAGCGGGGCCCCTCACGACTGTGGTGCGCCTCTTAGGACGCGCCGCCTACGAACCTCTTGATATGCGAGGTCTGCGGCAGATTTCCGTCGATACGCCAGGTGAATCTGAGCGTGACCAAATCTGCGCTAAACGCAAACTCATCGCTCCTTGCCACCTGAAGTCCACCAGCCGAACGCACCGTGTACGACTCGAAAGCACCCGCCAGCAGCGACCGAGCCGAAGTGGCCGGCGATGCAACGTGGGGATTCTCAATTAGCGGCACACCCAAGACTCGATCAGGAGTCGCCGCATCAAGGGTAGGCGTGAACAGGTACTCGCCTGAGGTTGAAGCCTTGAGCGAACGCATAGCAGCAATCGACGTGGCGTTCGCCATGACACCGAACGACGGCAGAAGCCGCGCACCGCGGTCAAGGCTGTAGACCAGGGAGATCACGTTGTCGGCCGTGAAAGCGCCAGAGACACCCGTGCCGCCCGTGACACCTGCGGCAGCCGCAGTGCTCACACCATTCGGCTGCACGGTTCCGGTGCCCGTGGTCAGAGCGTTGTTCAGGCGGAAGCCGAACTCGTTGCCTGCCTGACGCGTCAGGAAGCCAAGAACATCGACCTGCGAGTCTTCAATCATCTCGCGGCTGACCTGGATGAGGAAGCTGTACTTGAAGGCCTTCAATGTCGTGCTGCCGAACACAGGATCGGACTCGCTGATCGCTGCGGCCTCGGCCGTGATTGCCGCCGTTGACCAGGAAGCAATCGTCGGAAGAACCAGATCCTCGCCACCGGAGGTATTGATGATGGTGACGATGCTCGGGTCGAGCATGGGGCCGCTGTAACGCATCTGATCTAGGACCTGCGATGCGAACGTCGTGGGCACCGGGGCGCTCGTTGAGGACTTGGTGATGTCGCGCACCTCAAACGTGGCGGAGCGACGCTCGCCCGTGAGAAGAGAGCGAATGACATCGGCGTCGGACTGAACGTTTCCACGGGCCTCAACGGGGCGGGCGATGTTCTCAACGCCACGCATCGCCTCGGTGATCTCAGCCTCACGCTTCTCAGCGGTGATGAGGGTGTCGATCATGGCGCGCTTGTCGTCAAGCTCCGCGAACGTGCGGTCGACGAACTCGCGCTCCTCAGCGGACAGGTCGCGGCTCTCAGCGGCGGCCTCGTCCATCTTCGCCTTTGCTGCGTGGTACGCCGACTGGCGGTCCTCCACGAGCTTCTTCAGGTACTCGGACAACTTAGTTCACCCCTTTCTGGGGTCTCGGTTTGTTGGATTGCGCAGGTGTTTCTTGCGAATCCCGCCGAGGCTCCTCAGAGCGGGGACCTAGCCGCGGCTCGCGCGGCCAGGAAGTCTTAGGCCTTGAAGGCCAGGTCGAGCTTGGTCTTGAGCAGGTTGATTTGGCTCACGTCGTGCGCCACCGGCTCAACCGCGGGCTCCGGCACCGGCGACAACTTCGCCACCACCGCGGAAAGCAGCCCAGCCTGATCCATTGTCAAGGTTGCCCCGCGCTCAAGCGCCTCAAGCGCGCCATTGAGTGCGTCAGCATCCTCGCCCGTGGCCTCGGCCAGCATGTCCAGGCTGCGCACCGCGGCGCTCGTGGCCTGGTAAGCCGGGAAGGTCACGATGCTGGTCTCATGCAAGCGCACCTGCTGAAGGGTGCGCTGGCTGCCGTCCTCGTTCCACTTATCGCCGCCGCGAGGAACAGAGAAACCGAAACTCATAGAGTCGATCACGCGCGGGTTGCCGCCAGCGCCGAGCAGCACCGCGAGGTCGCGGCCGTCAGTCGTGTCCGGCAGCGTCGCCTTCACCAGCAGACCGCGGCCATCCTCCTCAAGCGTCATCGTCTTGGAGCGGGTCGACGCCAAAGGGCGGGCCGCGTCGTGATTGACGAGAAGAAAGACGTTGTTGCGGGACTTGAGCGACCGGGCGAAAGCACCAGGGGCGATGGTCTCGGTGAACGGCAGGGGCTCGCTCGGGGAGTTGAAGACGGCGGCGTATCCCTCGAAGCTCATACCTTCGGGGGCTTGGCGCACCTCGATGTCGTCAACCGTGAAGGTGCGTGTTTCCATTTTGCTCATCGGCCCTCCTAGACCTGGGCGTTCTCGGCCGGCTGCAACTGGTTAGACGCCAGGCCCGTGTGCGGCATCGCTGGCAGCCCGAGTGCCGACAGCACAGCTGCCGGCTCGTAGCCAGACTGGACAAGTTTCGCGGCCATCTCGACGCGCTCGCGCTCCTCCACGATGCCGGCAGAGCTGACTGCGATGTTGGCGAGCGGGACGCGCGGGTTGTCGCCGCCGTCAACCGGGCGAAGATCCATGAGACCGCGGGCCTCGTTGACGCTCATGTACCCGGCCTGCAATGCCGTGGAGAAGACCTGCGCCTGCGTGGCCGAGTCACCTCGGAGGAGGCCGTCCATGTTCACGCGTAGGAAGACGTCGCCGGGGAGGAGGCGGTTGTGGGCCTCCTCAATGGCGGCGATGAGCGGGGTGAGCGAGTAGCGGGTGAACTGGATGGCGTTATGCTCCACCGAGGCGTAAGACATGGCCCCTGGAGTGTTCAATCCGATCATGCTGGGAGGGCAACGAAAGACCCTGGCGACCTCTTCCACGGCGAACTGACGGCTCTCAAGCATCTGAGCCTGCTCGCCATCCGACCCCGTCTTCACAAACTTCGCGCCACCCGACAACACACCCGGCCGGTGAGCCTTCTTCAAGCCCTTGTGCCCAGCCTCAAAAGCGTCGACCAGATCCTTTGCCTGCTCCTGCGTCAGGTTGCCAGGGAACTCAATCATTCCCGAGGTGTTGGCACCGTTGGAGAAGTAGCGCGACGCAAACTCATCCAGCGCCTTCGCCAGGCCAAGGGTCTGCTTCAGCTCGTCCACGCGACTGACACCCTTGAGCGATCCGGGGCGGCGCATCTCAGGGATGTAAAGCACGTCCTCGCCCGACAGAACAGCCTCGCCGCCGTCAATCACGAACTCGCGCAAACGGGTCGCTGGGTTCCGGCGAATGTCCACGCGGGTCGGGTCAAGGGGCTGAAGCGCGACGATCTCGCCGTTGCCGTTGCGGAGGATCTGCACCACGGCCCCATGCGACAGCAGCATGGAGACGACGATCTGCTTGTAATACTCAATCCGGCTGGAGCCGGGGCCCTCGGGCTCGTACACCCAGGCCGGCCGCGGCCGGTAGGGGAGCCGGTTGCCGTCGCGGCGAATGAACGTGTCCACCGGCAAAGTCGAGATCGTGTCCGACAGCAGCCGAACACAGGCGTAGGCCGCGCCGATTTCAAGGGCGTTCTTTTGGTTGACAACCGTGCCAGCCCAAGTAGTGAAGCCCGTCACGTCAATGCCGGAGCCCCAGATTTGCTGGTAGGAGATGCTGCGCTCCTCCATCGGCTGACCGCCGAACAAGTTTCCGAGCATCAGAGGCCTCTCTCAAGCGCGACACCGAAAGCCAGGCCGCAGACCCCAGCAACAACGAAACCGAGCCAAGGCGCCACAAGGGCGCACCCGACAATGAGCGCAGCGCAGCCAGCAATCTGCAAAGCAAGTGCGATGCGCATAGACGCTCCTAAACGGAAAAGAAACTGGCGACAGGTGCTTCAGGCTCCACCTCACGGCGATGGGTAGCCCGG